AACAGCAATACAATAAGAACATCCATACATATTTACCTTTTAACTCTCCACGGGAAAACAACACAAAAGCTAAAAATAGCAAATTAGCATTAATCCCTATGCTGTAAACATCCCATAAAAGCCAGCTATTGTCGCTAAACTCATTGGGACGCTCCTTAAAATTAAGGGCTGTTATATTACGATCTATAAACATAAGCGTGTTTAAAAGCGTGTTAGCAGCCATAGTCATAAACACTAGTTTAACTTGATCGCTAAACATTACCCCAAAAAACCAATGCCCCCACAAAACAAGAAACGCCTGAGCTAGTGAAAACAATGCCCATACCAAATACCATATGTAAATCTGTTGGTCTGTTTCCAAGCTTGCTAAAACGTTTGCATGAAGAATATCACCTGTAGCAAGGCCAACTGACATTACACCAGCTGAAATTGCGATAGATAGTCTTCGAGATTTTTTGGGAAAGAGGGCCAAGAAAAACGCTATGATAAAAGCTACTAATTCAAGTTTATTCAACGAGTAACTGAGTATCACATCAATCGTTGGCAACTCCATTTACTTAGTTTTCAGTTTTCTTTTTATCAGGGTGGCCACCACCACCATTTTGCAAAGTAACTTGATCATCCAATAAAACTGCAAAGTCTTTTTTTGGTGATTGAGTCTTCTGATCAACAGGTGTGGTTTTATTTAACTGATCTAAAATGGTGTTTTGGTTGGGTTGCTGTATTTTCATATTAACTCCTTATAAATACAAAATGAACAAGCGAACAAAACTTACACCATAGTGCCTTAATTAACAACAAAATAACCGAGTTCAAACTGTTATTTCGTAAAAAGGTAGTAATGGTGCTGAACCTAAAACACGCCCATTTTCTATATATATAGCTCCCGACTCAACACTATTACCTATAACGATACTCCGTGAGCTATCACTGTGTTCAACAAGTGTTGTACCGTTTGCATTGACTTGAATAATTGTTACGATTGTTCGCTGTGAGCTATTCAGCACTACACCTAAGCGACTAAGAGAATTAGACATTGCTTACCACCTTAATAGTTTGATTAACTGAAATAGCTCCCTCTGCATTCACACTTGCATTAATGCTCATGCTATCGCATGTAGCTTTAAATATTGAATCCGTATAAGCAACCCCAACTAACATGCCTGGGCGGATTGGTGGCAGATCATTTAGAAGTTTTGTGCGTAATGTGGTCTGTTTCTTATTACCACTGTTTGCTAACTCATATGTCCCTCGCTGCCTTGCGGCTTGTACATCTGTAATTAGGCTATCGACTACATCTTTAGCAAATAGATCACCCAACGTGCCTGCGCGCGTCACTTTGCAAGATACGCCTTGCTGCTCCCCCCGAACAAATACAGCATTGTGCTCTTGGTTAATTGTTTGACTGGTACTGTGCTCAAGTATTAATGACTCATTTAAAATAACATCACAAATTGCGTCTGTAGTGTCCCAAGGAACTACAGGCCATGCGGGCACGACAGACACAGTTTTATTAGCATCATCAAAGTCAAGCATCGCACCAATAGATTTAGCAACGGCTAACAATGCTGAGGCTGGTGACAAATCTGTATATGAAAATGCACCAATAGGGATTGGGTAATCAATCATTTTGCTTTCTAATGACCAACCAGAATTGACGAGTATGTCAGACATAATACCCGCTAATGTTTTAGCTGTTGGGTTTGCGTAGTTTGTCACTCGAGCGTGCGGGTTAGATAGCAATGCAAAACGACCGCGACAACTTGCACTATAGCTTTGGTTTGCAAATCGATTGTTTGTACTTGGTTGCTCACAAATCACATAGAAATCATATCCATTTAGTGAAATTTTAAGCTCTTGCCCAAGTGCGCGTTCAAAGTCAATTCTGGAGCAAAACTTTAAATTAGCAGTCGCGCAAAATTGTCCGCGCGTTATCGTATAATCAACATTGCTTATCAAAATTTCTTGTTCATCTGATACCCGTACACAATTAATAGTAGGTTGCATAATGTATGTATTCCTAAGTTGAGGCTCGATGGGTATTTTTACATCAATCGTTGGGACATCATCGTCACTGCGAATTAATCCTCCTGGTAATCCCCAGTAACAGACTTTATCAGGGTTGTTAAAACGCATGATTAAGCGGCCTGTATGCGTTTTTATAGGCTCTATAAACTCACCTATGACATAACCGCTAAATGGGTGATAACGCCAGTAACAGATGTATTCAGGGCTGCTTTCGCCATAATGAATAATAAAGTCTTGATGTTCTAGTTCTGGCTTTACGTGCCAATTAAGTTGCTTTTTGATTGTATGAAGTGGAACTTCGAACCAAGGCAAATCAAATGTATTTGTCTCTAACTCTAAGTTTCCATACCAACTCAAGTCATGCTCACTTTGAAGCTTGGCCATGTTGAGCTTATAAGAAAAATCTGTATCACTTCCAGTATACTCTCCCATTGACCAAGCCATACTCACTTGCTGAGTTGTAAAGCTGTTTACAGACCACGCAGTAATAAAGTCAAAGCTCAACTCAATTGATTCTGTATAAGCAAAATCGAATGATGTTCCGATACGTGTACAACCCCAATTAATAACGCTCTGTTGCTCTATTAGCGCAGAATTAAACCATGCTAAGCCCACATCAGCCTGCATATAATCTTTTTCTGGCTCAATTGGCCCTGTATCACCAAAACGAAGTCGCAACGGCGACCGATTTACTTGATATACATTTTTAAAACGCAGTATCAACATCACGGAGTCTCGGGAACTTGGATTTTGCTTGGGTCAAAAGTGGTTTGGTCTACAATAGTGCATTGAACATTATCAAAAATAGCAGCAGCGAACTGGTTATCTGTATCATACATAATGACTGATAAATCACTGCTATCAGAGTATTTAAGTGGCAAGAACCTAAAATTATTGCCATCTTTAATCGGAAAATTAGCGACTACATCGCCGCTCTCTCTGTGTATGATTAATATTCTTTCACCATCTAGGGTATCTAATAACAGCAAAGATACATGCAAAGGTTGAGGAATGACTTTCATCGAGTCTATTTTCATTACCATTCCTCTAAATTAATCCAGACATTTGTGCCACCATGTGCAGCTTTTGGTATTGATAAGTAATCCTGTCCATCAATATTTTTAATAAAGAACATTGGCTCGGCTTCATATCCCCACTCTTGTGACATAAACAAACCTGGTATATAGCCTCTTATAAATGGTAATATTTCATTATTAATAAAGGTAGAGCCACTACCACCTAAACTGTAGCTCCCGCAAGAGAGAATAACTGGCACTATAAGACGCACATCTGGCACACTGCTTTCTTCATTAGTGTTACTAACACTGTTAGATCCAAAGAGACTTATCGCGAACCCTTTTTCACTTAATAAAGAACCATCCAAAGCATAAACTTTAGATACTTCACTGGTGTGAGTGTCGCATAATCTATAGTTGAGCTGATTATTCCAACCTGTACCAAGATCATCAATTTGCCCAGACATGGTAATGAATGTGGCAGGGTCATTAGTATGAACGCTGTTTATATCCCCAGCATAAAAAAAAGCATTTCTGAATGTTCCGAGGTGATTTCGATCCATCGTTGAATTTGCAGATGCTGTAAAAAAAAAGCCCTTAGCTGTTCCAATCAAAACCCAATTTTTAAGCATCGATGATGTGCTGGGGGAATTACCATAAAAACCAAAATAAGCACCTGCTCTAGATTTAATATTTCTTGATGTAAAATCTAGGAATGATTGTGCTTTGATGATTCGCTGCGGACCATCATCGAGATCAGACTCAAATGTCATAGTTCCACCAGAGCCACCTGCATTTATATTATTTCTCACAGCAAGGTATGGGGGTTCTTCTGGTGTTGATTCTTCAACAACAGTCCAACCAAGTGATATTTTATTTCCATATCCCTCAACAAGACACTTTTTAAAAACTGTTAAATACTCTGAGGGTTTTCCTGTGGTGATTTGAGGTGCCCCAACGTCATCCCATCTATAAACTGTAACGGCTTGTGTCATGTTTAATCCTTATTTCCTCTAAAACTTAGCGTTGAATTATCTAGCGTGATGTCGGAATGACCAGGTGATACTGAGCGTGTAACAATCGTTGGCTTACTTGCTGCAAGCACTTCAAACAAGAATGCTTCACCAGGATTTAATCCAACTCCAAACGCTTCTTTACGAATCGTAAAGTAAGGGGCGTTCGCGTGTGGATTAATCGGGATGCAATCATTTAAAATATCACCACTGTAAATTGTGCCAACATGCTCACCTAGCACGTTATAAGCTGTTGCTGATGTAAAAACGATTGCATAGCGCTGTGCAATTGCGCCAATGTTGTTCATCTCAATGGGATATTGAGTTGTGTTAATTGCACTTGAGCCTGATGCACCGAAGTCACCAAAATTATTTTGCCAAGCTGCAATTGTCCGCTCATCTTTAGTCTGTGCTTGGAAGTCACCAAGGTTTTGTACACTGCTTATCGTAGCACCCTGCGGATAGCTTCTTTTTAGTTTAGTTAGCAACTTTAATGTGTTGTTCTCAACTGCACTGACTGTAACTAACTCCGATTGAATTGAGGTAATAATGTAAGGCGCAACAAAGTTATTGATACCCGCATTTATTGTTACTTCGCCCGTTTCTTTGTCATAGCTGTAATTGTCATCTGTTACTGACCAGAGGCTTGTTCCTTCACTGTCAATAATATCTACATAACTAGATTCAACTAACACTGAAACTTTCTGTCCGTTTGTTAGATTCGCAATAGGCTTTCTTTCTCGGTTTTGAACGCATATTTGCCCAAACTCATGAAAAATACCCACGAGGCCATTATTTGGTAATTTAGATGTATCAAAGCCATCGGTCGGAGATGGAACTGTTGTGATTTCGACTTGATTATAATCGTAAGTAATCGATTCAGGTTTTACGCCTTCACTGAACTCAACATCAACATAGCCCGTTTCACTTACTGTACCAGTGCAATTTGTGCCTGTAATATTGCCGTTTAAATCACTTGATGCTGACAGTCTAGTGCCGTTGGCGGTTTCAAACGAGATGTAAAGTGAGTCACGTGCAAAGTCACTATCTGGCAGCTGCCATTGCTTTTGATTAATCATGCGATTATTTTTCTCAATGATTGCGCCCAAGTTTTCATCAACTGTGCCTAAGTAATCAATCGAGTCTGCTTCAACTTCATTTATCACACCTGTTTCATAGTCAATCGTTGCGAAAATATAGCCCGACTCGATAAAACGACCGTTTTTATCATCTGTAAAGACCGTTGATTTACCGACTTTTTTAAGTCGAGCATGGCCCTTTAAAATACGCTCACCCGCTGCAAGTGTTATCACTTGGCTTTGAGTGAATGAGTGGAAACGTAAATCTTGATTAGACATGTAAAACAAAGTGAAATATTGGTCTTTCGATACAGCTGGGCTTAAAGTCGCTGAAATTGATGTGCCATTTATTGTTAGATCATCTTGTGATAAACGTTTCGTCCTTATTGCCCAGCGGGGACCACTGTAAGAGCCTTGTCCGACATAATCTCGATACTGATACTCAGCATAAAAAACAAGGTTTTCAGTCAATAAATCGGGCACATCAATATTAATCTCGGTAATTGAACCGTGGCTCAAAACACGTTTAGACCTGTAGATTGATAGCTCTTCAAGTTGTGGTTTAAGGCCTACTTTTGAGTTAATTGTTTTAACGCTCGGTGTTAAAGAACGTGTCACGTACTCAACTGACAATGCCTGGTCTTCAATCGCTGCATTCGTAGTTAAAAAGCTTGTACCGTGGTATTTTGTGCTTGCGAGAGATAAATACGGCAGCATTTCAGCAACTGTGTCTGTATCTTTTAAAGATTTTGCTTCAACGATTAAAACGTTCACCAACGGATCGTCTGGCTGATCACTTAAAAATATATGTGCGTCTTGCAAACGGCTTGCATCTGCTGTGCTAAGCGCTGGGTAAAGCTTTACTAAATCAAATGATGAGCGCGCATGATCAATATCACTAATTGAACTAAATACATCATTTAATTTACCGCTGACAATAGCGTTATTTGTGCGGTGGCCGCCAGCGTGCGGCTCATTACCAATACGCTGGGGTTGGAATATTTTTAAATCTGTTCTAAGCATATTAAATCCCTGTTTAAACAGTTTTTAAACGTAGGTTTATATTTGTAAAGTGTGTCGGCTCAGCATCTGAAAAATGAGTATGAGGTGTTGACTCAACAGCTTTTTGCGAATGATCCCAAACAACATTAAATACAGTTCCACGAATAGATATTTCAAATGCATTTAACGTTGTTTGAGCGTGTTCAAAAATTGGTTTAAATGCACTTGCTTGTTCCATATCGCTGTGTAAATGGATAGGACGACCAAGCGGAATTAGTGTTTTTTCAATGTGCTGCGCACCATTCAATGCGAGCTCTGTTTGCTCTGCGACGGGTAAATAATCAAACTCGTTAAGCCAAACAAAGTTTTCAAGCTGTTGTGCGTTTAATATGATCATTGGGTATTACTCAATTGCTCTAATCGTTGCAAAAATTCTTCTTCAAATTGGGCTAATACATTCGCAGATAATCCGTCAGGCAAAGCCAGCTCAAGTCGCACTGTTTTTACATCATTGACACTTTGATTTTTAATAGTTGAAACTAGCTCTTTAATAGCCACTAACACACTGTTTATTTCTGTATTAGTAACTCCTCGGCTAGTTTGAAAAAAACTCTCGCTAGATGGTTTATCGTTTTGAGTGGGCGCTGTATATTTTTGTATTTGCTGTGCAGCTTGCTGTGTTGAGACTTTAGATTTAAGAGATTCTCGCTGGGCATTGATAGCTGCATTTAATGTATTTTTTTGCTCACGACTTAAGTACGTCAATTGTTGATTAATTTGTTCGTATAAATCATTCAAAGACCGAACATTTGTTGTTCTGTCTATTTTTACTGAAAATTTATTAAACTGAGAACTCGCTATTTGCTCACGATTTCGGCGCGCTTTTTCTTCATTAATTTCTTTAGTATCAAGTGCGTAAGGATTTGAACCATTTTTTTCCTGATAATCAACAACGTCACTAACACTTGCTCGCTGTGCTGAGTTATAACGCCCTACACTAGTAGCTGCTGTGCTTGCTGAACGTGATACACGGTCTAACTCGTCGCGCTGCTCACGTAGGCTTTTAGTTGCAAATTCATTGGCTTTTACTTGGTCGTTAGTTGCTTGCGTGGCTGCGCGAGTAGATGCTGTGGCCGCATCTTGAGCGCCTTTAAAATCACCTAACAAATTATTCACTATCGACAGTACATCTGTCAGACGTTCTTTTTCATAGTTATATTCCTGGGCTGTTAACTGCCCAGATTGATAACGTGAATTTAATTGCTCTAATTCTGATGTTAAACGGCTATGTTCTCGTTGCAATTGCCCAAGGCTAGCTAACTCTATTTGTTGGACTCGATTTAAATCATTCGTTTGGTCAGTTAAACGTTGCTGCTGTATTGTAAGCGCGGCTTGTGCTTGGGCTTTTTGCTCTGCTGTTGCTGAGCTGCTTGCTAATACTTGCTGATTTGTCTTGATTGCTTCGCGCGTTTTATCCAATTCACGAGTAAAACGCTGTACTGCTTCGCTGTTTGTGTCTGTAACTGGCTTGAGCGCGTTTGCTTTTTCAATGAGTTTATCAAGTTCTTTAGTCAAACCGAGCGCAGCAGCTGCTGCTTGCACACTTGATGGCACGGTTTTATCTGTGGCATCAGCGGCAGCAATAGCAGCCTCAGCCCATTTTAAATAAGCTTGGCGCTGAATAGCTAAAGGCTGCTCTGATTCTTTCATTAACTCATAAGCAGCACGCAATTTATTTGCAGTATCATCCAGTGTTTTGAGTGATGTAATACCTAGTTCTGCATAAGCCTTTTCGACGTCACCCGCAAAAATCTTTTGACGTTCAAGCATTGCGCCATGCTCTTCAAACTTAATTTGGAGCGCACCTAAAATAGCAAGTTGGCCTTGATACTGCTCACCAGAATTTTGGATAGCAAGACGGGCTGATTCAATACTCTGAATAAAGCCATCTACACCGACTTTTACACCATCTAAACTTTGAGCTTGTTGCTCTAATACTTCAATGGTCTTTAATGCTTCAGGTAATGTTAAACTCAATAGCGCTTGTCGTTGGCGCTCTGCTTCGGTCGCAGCTACGGTGGCCTCTGCTAGCTTACGCTGTTGATATTCAAGGTTAACGTAACGTCCTTGTGCTTCATCCCAGACAAGCTTACCTGAATCGATTAGAGTATTTAGCTCATCCATGTTTGTAATGATGAGACCTGTTGAATTGGACAGCTGTTGTAATTCGTCAGCTAAGATTTTAGCTTGTACTGCGCTAGCTTGTTGCGATTTTCGTAGCTTCTCCTCTGCTACGAGCAAATCCTTATATAAAATACCGACTTCTACAAGCTCACTAATAAGCCAGGTATAAAGCCCTGCTCGACCTACTGCTTTAAGTGCAGTATTCCATTTATTTGCAGCGAGTGTAGCGGCATTCTGAGCCGTTGTACTTGCACCAACAGCCGCAGTATAGGCCCGCATCGATGCAATGGCTGTTGTTGCACCTTGGATAACATTGCTAAAGTAACTCCCCACTTTTAGTGCTAACCATACTTTCGCAACCGTGGCTATTTCGTCTCGATATTCGTACAGCGTTGTAGCTGCGTTCTTAATGGCTGTGCCAGTGCTTACTATGGTATCACTTATATTCTGTGCCCATTCTTTAAGACGGCCATCTTTTGCCATTGCTGCAAATTCAGTATTTAAACTGGTAATTTGTGACTTGAGCCAATCCATCGCGCCCGATTGAGCAATTAGATTATAAAACTGCTCTAAGTTATCTTTAGCATTTGAGACTTGGCCACTAAAAAGTGCCATTTGTGCCGCAGCTGAGCCTGCACTTGCACGGCCCATTTCATCAATTAAACCTTTGATTACATCACGGCCTAGTTGACCTGCACTTGATAACTTTTGTAATTCAACAGTATTTTTGCCTGTGACTTTTTCAAGTAAATCCCAAACAGGTATACCGCGTTCAACCATTTGCAGTATTTCTTCGCCTTGCAATTTTTGTTTTGCCCAGGCTTGACCAAGTGCGAGGCTAATACCCTCTACCTCTTGGAAACCACCACCTAATTTTAATGCTTGGTCTGTAATGGATTGCATTGTGCCATCCATCGGATCAAGTCCAAACGCTTTTAATTTTACAAACGCCTGGCTAACTTCCCCCATCTGTAACGGAGTATTTTTAGTAAATTCTTTTACCCAATCAGTGGCCTTTTCACCACCTGCAATCCCTCCCATGAGGGCTTGCATTTGGATACCAAGCTTTTCAAATTTATCGCCTGTGCTAAACACTTGGCTTACTGCTTGGGCTACCCGATCAAGGCCCACATACGCGGCGGCCAATGCGGTAACTTTGCCTATTACACCGTCTAGGCTTTGTGCTTGGGCGCGTTGCGCTGTAGTGCCTTGGCGCAGCTCATTGCTAAACTTATCAACTGAGCGGCCTGTTTTATCAAACTGAGCTGCTAAATCGCGCTTTGCGGCACGTAAGTTATTGGTGTTTACGTCTGACTTTTTAAGGGCATTTTGTAGTGCGGTATGGGAAGTTGTTTGCTGTGTAAGCTCGGTGCGCATTTGTGTTAGGTCTTTTTCTGCGGCGTCGAGTGAGCGCGCAAGTTGCACAAATGGCTTATCGGTGTTTTTGGCTTCGGTTTGTAATTGTTCTAATGCGCGTGCAGCTGCTGCGGTGGCAATTTCTTGTTGTTCTAATTTTTGCTTTGACTGCTCAAACGCACGTATTAGATCAGCTTGGTTAGCTAATCCGTCTAATTCGTTGGCAAGTTTACCCGCTGTTTGGCTGGTTTGTTTTGCACTTGTATCGGTTTGGTTTAACGACTCACTGAGCTTATCAGCGGCAGGATTAGCAGCATCGGCGCTTTGCTCAATATTTTTAAGCTCTGTTACCAGTTGCTCAATATTTTGCTTGCCTGTGGCTTCGGCAACTATGCGTAGGGCTAATTCGAGGGTTTTATCTGCCATGGTGTTAACTCAGTTTAAACAAGGTTTAAATGGGGATAAAGGGGCAAACAATGCCCCTTTATAAATACGCTTAATAGGGCTTATGAAGCGTCTAGCTCGTCAATGTAGTACGGCTCATTTTTGTTTGCTACCAGCTTAGCTGTGCCCTCAAGCGCAGCGGTTACAAACTCACTGCTTGCTAAGTCAAGCTCAGAGGTTGGCATCATTGAAGTGTCGTAAATTTCAAAGTTAACTTGCTTACCATTGGCTAGGTTTGTGCCCTCGCCAAAAATACGTAAGCGCGTTTGGCTTACTGTTGCACCGTTAATGCGTTTACCAGAGCGGGCATTGTAAGAGCCGCTAATAGCAATACTGCCACCAGCATCTAATGCACCGCCTTTAATGGCGCGTATCATGCCTAGGGCAAAGTTAAACTCGTAATCAACACCAGCAACTAAGGTTTCTGTCGCTTGTTTTACTACTACGTCGTTTGTAAAGTTTTGCCCTGGTACTGAAACCCATGATTGGTTAACTGGCATAGTTACGGCTTCGTCGGTTAATGTACCTGCTGCGTCGTTAATTGCGGCCACATCGCCCATGAGCGCAAGTGCGATCATTTCGGCTGGTTGGTCGTCAAACTCCCATGTAATAACAGTTGGTTTGCCTATTTTTACGTCATCAAGTGATTGACCTTTAGTGGCTTTTTTATTTGATGTACGTACAACCGAATCGGCTTCGGCTTTAATGCCTAGCTTAGTGGTGTTAATTGGGCCAAAAATTTGGCCAGTGCTTACGCCTTGCTCATTTAAGCGGTCTACAAAAATGTTGCCCGCTAGTAAAATACCGTCGCTCATATTAAAGCGCTCCTTTAAGTCTCATTTGACAAGTAAAAGCCAGCGGGTAATACGCATGGCCTTTGGTGAATTGGGGTTTAGCAGGGGTGTTAACTCGCACCCAAGGGCCTGTGTTGTTGTGGACTTTGCCCGCTAAAGCACGAATGATGTTTGTTAGATGTGTGCCATGGTCTTTGTCGCGCTTCCGTACTACTAGGACAACTAACCAAGTTTGCACTATTTGCATGTTATAGCCGCCATTCTTGGCTTCTGGTAACTTGTCACCGTAATAAATCAAATGAATTGATGGTGTAGTCTGCATGTCCTCTTTAACGTCTGCTAATTCATCGCTCAAGTAAACTCGCTTGATATTTGGCACTTGTTCGAGTGCTTCTTTAAGCGGGTATTGAGCTGCAAAGTAGTCGGTTGAGATTTCAAACATCAGATAAACCCTTTTGATTTTTCACGGGCAAATACGCTCCCTGCGCTTTCGATTTGTGCTGTATTTTGCACTTGAGCGTCTTGTCCTAACGCATCAACACCAATACTCAGCTCTCCCTTTGCAACTGAGGTTAGGAATTTAATTGCATCCTTGTAACGTGTTTCAACATGCTCAGGGGCATCATTTGTACCGAGCTTATAGCGGGCAATGTCGCAACAAAGTTGCTCAAGTAAGTTAGGCACGTTTGCAAGCGGCAACTCATAACGACTAGCTAAATAGCCGTCAATCATATCGCTTGCATCAGTAATCGCTTGCTCTATCACGGGGATGTTAATAGCGTCAGCTGGGGCATCATCGCGCGCACTTAAATAAATAAGATCTTGCTCTCCGAAGCGCTGCTGCATTGCTGTGATAGTTGCGTAAGCCATTTACTCACCTTCACCTTTTGAGTCAACATCTTGAAGCCACAACCAAGCAGCATCACGATCGGCAGCTGATACTTTAACCTTCAATACTTCACCCTCTTTTTCACCAGGGGTTTCGTATGTAACTTGTTCCACAACAGGTTTAAGTTCCATCTGTTCATCAATCATGATTGCTATAATCGGTTGCAGGGCTTGTGGTGCCTGTGTGTAGTCAACATGCTCATAGAGCTTTACAGTTGTATCCACATTATTTGCGTCCAACTGTCCCTGCGACGCTGTACCTTCATCGCGCGGTATAACTTGCACCGATAAGCGTGGATCATTTTCAATTGCTTCAAGCTGCTCTTGAGTGAGTGACTCTGCTGATAATGTTTGCTTGCCGCTGGCAAGGCTAATACCGCCACGGCGGTAGCCCGTAGGCTGAGTGCAATGGACAATGACAGCCGCAAGGGCAGTAAGCTTAAGGTTTTTAGCCATTTCATTATTACTCCTGATTTAAAGCGTGGGGCTTTGCAGCCCCGTGCTAATAGGGTTTTAGGTTGATTAAATGTAATCAGCTACTAATAGCTCTACACGGCCTTTAAGTTCATTTGAGCTGTTTGATTCCATTTCACGCTCTAACATACGAGTGGCTAGCTTTTCCATACTTGCAGGTACAACTAACATGGTTGGCTTAACTCCCAACTTACGGCCTCCGTCTGCTTTAAAACTACGCATTTTTTCGATGCTGTCCCATAGGTTATCTGGTGTTAATGCACGTTTATTAGCAAAAGCCAGTTGCCAAAAGCCAAACCCTGCTGCATCACGGCAATCAACGCCGTAGCGATATTCTTTGCGAGTGAATACGGCTTCGTCATCCATTTTTGTCATAGCCAGCAAGTTAGGCTTTTTGCGTTCTTGAAAAATAAGCGGTTTAAGTGCTTTTGAGGTATCAAGCACGTACCAAGCTTCACCTGTGTAATTAGCATCTTCTGCCATATTTGCAGTAGAAATCGCAGCTCCTGTTCCATCAGCATTTGGATACACAGGATGATCGACATCAAAATAGTTTTGTCCGTCGTAACAAAGAGTTGTAAAACCTGCCGCTAGTAATGGGAAAATCATTTCATCTGGGTGAATGGCCGCCGCGTTACCCATCTCTTTAAAGATTGGTGAGTATACGCCTAGGTTATCGTCTTCAATATCATTGCGGTCTACGCCGACAGTTGACTCGTAATCGTCGTTCGTAATGGTGTACGCCTGCGATTTCATACTTTGAATATTACGATCGCCAATCCACTTAGCTAGGCTTGGAAACTTACCCAACCAGCCGTAGGTATTACTAGCTGATGTAGATTTAATTACGCTGGCAATTTTTTCAAATTGTGGTTTAGCTTCTGATTTACCTTGTTCAAACTCAGATTTAAACGCTGTAAATAAAGCGGTTAAAATTTGTGGGGTAACTAACGCCATTAGTTATGCTCCTTTTTAGCTTTTGCGTAAACAGCATGACTAATACCTAGCTGATCAGCTGCGTATTTATCTTCTGCTGTAAGTGCTGCTAAGCCTTCTTTATCTTGCTCAGGCTTAGGGATGGTAGTGGTTTGCTGTGCCGTTAAGCTGGCAATAGGCGAACGGGCATCTAACACGGATTTTAATGCAACAATACCTTGCTGATTACCTAGACTAGCGAGGTACTCAACCTCGCTGTTAATGATTCGGCCATCTTGTTTAGCCTGGCTAATCGCCTGCTCAACCGATTGGGTGTCACTGGTACTTTTTAACGCGACCATTTCAGCATGCAATGCGTTGTAAGTTTCAACTGGTACATACTTCGCTAAATTAACCTCAGAATCTGAGCTATTAGCTTTTAGTGCTGCAACGGCATCATTAGCATTACTTAGTTCTGTGGTGAGCTTATCGGCTTCGTCTGCTTTGGCTTTTAAAGCTGCCAGTGCTGTTGTTGCTTGGGTGTAATCTGCATCGGTGACGTTATCACCATTCACAGTGACACCGAGCAAGCTCAGCAATTTTTGAGCTGCATTCATGGGTGTATCTCCATTGTTAAGATGGGTTTTAGAAGCTGTTAAAACCGCTACTTTGTCCATCCCGTCTACAGCAGGGTCATTGGTAAGGGCAAAGTGGCGTAATTTTGTAGGACGGCCCGTTTGTTTGTCGTAATGAAAAACAGGGCTAATAAAGCGGTATTCATCATTTTTTAAATGAGCACGTGCGCGAGGAGTCCAGCGGACATTAAGGGCATAAAGTCCCTCACCTGGTACGTACTCTATATCGCTCGGATTAAACCAACCGCTTGCTGGTGCTGGCTTGCCGTTTTCTTCGGCATGTAGGGTTTGGTGCTCGTAGTCAAAGTGGTAGTCGTTAGTGCGTGTGCTGGCTGTGCTTTTAAGTAACTCAAATGCAGCTTGGTCTAGTAACCAGGCATTATCAGGCACATCGAATGGGCGACCATCGTGTGATTTAAAATAGCCATCAGGCATCACCATTACGCGCTCGCTGATACCTTGCTCGTTTATTTCACTTTCAAAGCGGCAAGCAGCAAAACCTAAATTAGTAGGTTGATTCGCAGATAGTACTGCAACGGTTTCTTTTGATATTGTGTGTTGTAATTTCATACTGAGCACAGTTAAAAAAGTCTGTGCTCAGTATTACTTTAAAATGATTTGGGCTGGCCGTGCGGTGTTTCGGGAATTTGGGGGTGTTAAAAGCCTTGTATAATCACTTCTGTATCAGATGCCGACATTACCTCAAATTCCGTTATATCACCAACTTCTAACTTGTTTTGATTGGTTAATTCACCTAGATCAACCTGATTACTTGCACCTTTAATTTTATATTTAACCGTAGCTGCTGGCCCAGCAACAATAATTGAGTAATTATCACAAGTTTGTGGGCCTAACTCGTTTTGGTTAATGGTAACTGGTGATGTGCTTATTGAAAATACCCTACTAAATAACATGGATTACTCCTATATCGTTTACTGTAAAATTTCGGTGACTCTTACCAATGATAAGTAAGTCCAATTTCCACCGTCAGGACGGCGAATTTTAATTCCATAATCTAATAACTCTCTCCCTGTACAAGTTGCTTCGATTATTTCAGCAGGGCTAGAAACAGCATCAAGCAATATTTCACTTTGACCAGCTATAGAATACAAACCGAGTCTTTGTCCTGTATTTGCAGCTCGAGAAGCCGTTACTTGAACTCTAATAAGCGCATCAACATTTAAATTTGGTATCTCAAAGTGAATGTCCATATACTCAGCACCAGACTGTATATAGAGAGAATCTGTTAGTCCTACATGGTTGGTTATATCTAGTTCTTTGTGAGTCGGATCGTTTACATTTCCTCTGCCTGCACTATTAAAAGTATCCCCTGGCGGCGCTATTCCAGATAAGGTGACTGTAGCATTCGTGACTTTTGTATAATCAGTGTTAAAAATATCGATAGTCCCCACAGAAGTAATAAGATTTAAGCCACCTTCCATTACTGATGCTCGACCAAACTGTAAAAGAACGTCCTTGAATGGCGCTGTTTCCGTAGGTGGCTCTATTAGATCTTTTTCGGTTTTAATGATGTATGGACTTGTTACATCTACTAAGTAATTTATTGTTAAATCAATACCAGTCTGGCTTGGGTGTGTCCCATCAGGCCCGTGCCACACTCCTTCGTTTTCATCTGTCAACTTGTACAGTTGTAAAGGTATGTCTGCGAACTCATTAATCAAAGGATTAATTATTTGACTGTTATATTCGATACTTCTTTTTTCTGACGGCTCTATTCTTTTAGTTATGTCCGAAATTGCCAAAATAAATCCTGCTGCTTTAAGTTGGCTGCAAATTTCACGCATATTAGATGCGATTAATTCTGCATTATGAGGGTAAACTAATATATCGTTTCCTGGACCATGTAATATCACCATAGTTCTAAGGGCATTACTTCCATGCTCTGCTATGATTGTATCTACGCGTTCCAAATAACTAATTGAGCCTGTACCACTCTCTGCATAGTTAAAGATTTTTAAATTATTTACACCGTGGCTTTCATACTTCTCGAGTGCTTTGACTATTCCTGTAGGGCTAAAGGATTGATTTAATATCGATGCGCCAAAAATGATTATGCTGTCTATCTGCTTTGGGAAAAAGTCTATCCTAGAATTCAGCGCTCTTCTTATAGCACTTGTAAGTGCATTTCTTAATGCAGGTCTCATTGCTCACCCTCCTACAACCTGTAACCCTGTTTAAACACCGTTTAAAATCACTTCTAAGGCTGCATATTTAAAATTACCCGCCGTATTACGCTTTTGCTTTTTTAGGCTCTTAAAATCGCTTACAGCTCGTTTGAGATTTAGTTGATCAAGAACTCTCCAAGAATCTCAATCACCTCTTTTTCATCATCGCTTGATAATCCTAGAATGGGGCGTGCTGGTATGGCTGCTAATCGTGGGATCATATCGCTAGTCCCTCCATAATGTTGAATAGCTGCGTATATTAAGTTTGTGCCGAACTCTAGCGACTCGTCACCGATGTTATAAGCGAACGTGTCACGTAGTACGTCGTTTAGCCTGAGTATTTTATCTTTGTTTTTTTTCTTGCGTTTTGCATACTCAGAGCTTAATGCTTGCCAAGGCTCTCCATCTGGACTTCGTTGCTCGTCAAAGTGATCGCGATGCGTCAACATTAAATGCTCGCCCACGTTGCCAAGCGCAGGTGCTAAATCATCTAAATTATTTACAAGCTGAGTTAATACATCGCTAACCGCTTGCGCGCCCTCCGTGCTTATTTGGATTTTTGCACCAGCCATTAAACAAGTCCTTCGTTGAAGGCTTGCTGATGCGTTGCTTGATCTAGCCCAGCAATCAGTGCTGGGATTAAATCAGCAATTTGCTCTGCCTCAGCCCCTTTGGCTTTCTTTTCAAGTCTGACAAACTCACGACACGTTTCAATCGTGTAAGGCGTTTTAGCAAGCAACTGTTCTACATCTTTTAAATATTTCATCGTTTTTTATCCTTTGATTTGGCAGCTTTCTCTACTAGTTCATCTAACCAACTAACAAGTTCTGGTTGCCATTTTTTAAGCTCTTTTCGCGCCAATGCCCAAGCTGTAAACGCTTCTGCAAATTGTTCAAACTTATTGACAGCACCGTAATAAGTAACAGGTAAAGCACCTTTTAAAAGTGCTGGCGCGCCAGCATAGTAATGCACTTGATGACCTAACTCATGTAACCACGTTGCAACGAGACTGTGGCTATGGTTTTTATCAAGTACATTAAGTGTGCTTGAGATTGTATGATCACGTTTTAATTGTTGACCTTGAAAACCGAACTCATAGCGCCCGGCATTGTTGGCTGCTGTTTTGACAGTTAATGCTGCTTGGTCCTGCAACAACGTCATATCTACTTTAGTTAGATTCTGAGTACTTTTAACTTTAACAACCACATGTTCAAATCCAACAGATGTGAACCCACCAACCCCTTTTGGGTTTCTTGTTGTGTATTGCATCCGCGCATAAAACTCGTCGATACCTAAGTATTCGCTGATATCTTTACTAATAGCCGCACTTGCTTTAGAACCTGCGCTCATTTCATTGTTTTTAACAAACAGGGTTTTTGTCTGTTTAGCTGTTAGAAAAGTGTTTAAGCGCTCTAAAACATCTTTGTCTAATTTTGCTAATAAAGGATCAAGTTTCAATGCACTTACATTTTTAACTGTGCTAAAAGCCGATGGAGTAATACGTGTTACTTGGTATTCTTTTGCTCGTTCCTTAAGAGGCTTTTTCTCAGTCACTTGCTGTTTAACATGACTTGTAAGTTGTTCACCTGTTTTAGGGGTGTAATCAAAGCCTGGATCAATACCTAAAGGTAACTCAAATTCTTCACCCGTTTTTTTATTAGTCCATGTATAACTGCCAGTATCAGGAGCTGTGCCTACTGTTAGGCCACGGCGTTTTAGCTCACGTTCGCTAAGGCTAAACTTTTTACACTTACAGCCCCAGCCATTTTGCGGACTGTGCGTTTCCCACCATGGGTCATCAACTGGCAAAACTAGGTTGTTCCATTTTAAGTGAAGAACACGCGGTGTTTCGCTATTACCATGTTTGTATAACGCATAAGGCCGCGTCGATTTTAGAGCCTGTATCTGCCCCTCCCGCCCTGCGTTGTACGCCTGGCGAATATTAGTTTCATATATTAGTTGACTGCGCCATGCTGGCTGCCCGTTATGCTCCCAGCCGTAACGCGCTTTGATGTTGTCAAATTCATTTTGAAACCATTGTAAGCTTTTACCTTCGCTAATTGCTTTATCAACCGACTGATAAAAGTCGTTAAGCATATCGGCCTTGGTTACACCTGCCACCATAAATGCACGGTTATGTGCGCTTTGCCATACATCATCCCAATTGCTTGTGGGCATTTGTAGTTTTTGTTTAAAAAATGCTATGCCATCATCAAACGGAAGTGAGCCGTATCTAACAGCCATCTAACGGCCCTCATCTACTTCTAACGCGCCTAACAATTCACTAGCTGCCATAGCCTTAGCCATTAGCTCTGTAAATCCCTCTGTGCTTATTTGAGGCTCTAACTCAATTATGCCATCGCGAATTTCTTCAAGGCTGCTCGCATTTTTAACAAGCTCAGTTACTGCGGCGCTCATGCTGTTTAAGTGTGTCTGTGCTTGCGCGGCCAACTGCTCGGCCATTAAATCAGCATTGTCTTTTTGCGGTGTGCTTTTAAGGGCGGCAAAGCCTTTTAGCTCAGCAGTTGGTTGCTCTTGATGCAGAGTTAAAATTGACTCACCTTTATCTGGCAATGGGATTTGTGTTTTTTCACTTACCCATTTAGTCGGAATTGGGTAATTGATTTCAACTAATGTTTTAAGAGCTGGGGCTAAGTTAGCAATGTCTTCTGCTTCGCTTGTGTCAAATTTAAAGCGTGGAATACGGCGCGGGCCTGAGTAGCTCTTAGAATTAAGCGCAAACATAGGGTAGATAATATCGCGGGTGATGGTATTAGCAACTTGCTTTAAATCACTTTCAGTTATGTCGTTTAACACTTCCATGTGAACATTACCGAGTGCATTAGTGCTGGTTTTTCCGTCGGCCTGACTCGTTAATGTTGCACCAAGAACCGCTTTACTTTGAGTTGTTTCACACCATTTAATCATGGCTTCAAATGGATCTGACTGCCCATTAGCTGCATTTTGAAAATCAATCTCCATGCCTTTTGGAATAATACCACCCGCATTGTGGCCGATGCTTAAGACTGCCCTAAGTAAAGTTGATTTTTCGTCTTCGCTTGCGCCGTTTGGATACTTACCAAGGCGCAATGGTAAACCATAAATTTCTAAGAACTCAGCAAGATCACGTATTGAGTAGTTTTTAAATAAATATGGCCATGCCACCGTTGATGTTAACCCTGTACGATGTATATACCCTGACTTACTGCGATGAACATGTGTACACCATCCAAACGGGTTTAACGCCTGTCCTGTGTAACTGTTATCGCGCAACATGAGCTGATTCCTGTCATTAGGGTGAGTTTGAAACAGGTTTTGATCACGAAACTCATAACCCGAAATATAGTGCTCACCAGCCTCATAAGCCCAAGTAAGCTCATTGCATGAAAATGATTTTAAAATGGCATCGCTACAATCAAAAATTAGATCGTCAAACCAAGTCGCATCTTCTAAAACCTCTTGAATAGCAGCAGCGTCTTTTTCTTCCTGCGGTGTTGCATTACGTGGTGGCTCTACTGACCAATCATATTTAAGCCAGCTTCTACGACGCTTTGTAAGCTCACTGAATAAATGACCATCTTTATCTTCCATATCTTTTGCAAGATCAGCCATTGCTGCTAAGTTCCCTGCATCTGCTTCTTTTAATAACATGGCAAGTTTAGCTGGCGTCAAGCCCTCGCTTGGATGCTCAGCGTACTGACGCATAAGCATACCAATTCTGCTGTCTTGCTCGGTTTGGTTGTATTTAAAATCTGTAGAGTGGATTGGAACACCGTTGATATCTACGATTTGACTCATAATTTTACTCGCATGATGGGCTTAATGCTTAATACATAGATTTCGAGCATTAAGGTTTGTTGGTAGGCTTGACGCATATTCTGTGCAATTAAATCTAACTGCTGAACTGGCACTGTAAAAATCTCTTGGTACTTAACTCTAAAACGCATTACCAGCAACCCACATCTTGATACCCTGACATATCATCGGTGTGATCAGGCCTGTTTAAATTCTGTTGCTGGTATTTACTGGGTAGCGCTGTAAACTCAATAGCGCTACCGTCCATTTCGGCTGCTCTTACAAGCATTGCAATTGAAACTGCGCTATCCCCGTGGCGTTTATCGCCATCAGTACCGGTGTTTTTACCTTTATCAATTTGGGCTATGCCGTTTTTAAGTTTAATTTGGCCTAAGTCGTCCAATACATCTTGGTCTCTAGGCAATGTAATGTTGTCTGTTTCAAAGTAATCTTTAAGTTTTGGCATCCACTCGCGATACCAGGCTTGTGAAAGATGCACACAATCAACTAACTCTGTGCCGTATTTCAGGCTTGCCGCTTCAGCTAAGTAGCCGCCGTTACCCGTAGCATCAAAGGCAAGTCCGCGCAGTTTTGGCAAACGGTCGCAAATATAAAGCATGATTTGCTTTTGCTGCTCATAGGTTACATTTCGTAGCTCAACCATAAACGGCACAACTAAGCGAGTGTCTTGGCAAATCTCACCAATACTGAATACGGTTAAGTCTCCTTTACGTGCAAAGTCCTCACCAAAAGCATGTGTTAGATCAGGATTTAACCCACTCAATAAATCATCTAGATTTTGCTTACACCAAGTCTCAATATCTTTAATGCGCTGTTCTTCTGTCCAGCTTTCAAAGTCTGTAGGAGCTGTGTAGCGCTTAACGATGCAATCACTGCTCAATGCTCTTTCACGCAAACGGCGGCTTAAGTATTGCCCTGCACCTTGGCTTGGCACACAGTACAACTCTTCGTTAGCGGCCTCTTTTGTAGGGTAGAAGTCAACTTGATCCGCTAACCAAGCATCTTCTTTAGCTTGGCTCCACTCTTGCCCACTGACTAAGCAAATACGTTTATACAAGCCATGTTTTAGTGCTTTATCAATGGGGATTTGATGCACTGAATACTTTTTAATACCTCGTCTAGCTTGCGTTATTAGAGTGTTAAATAGGTTATCAACGCCGTTATGGGTCGAGATAATACGTACTCGCCCGCCCCACATTGTCAGTGCCATTGCAGCTTTTAATACTTCGTCTAAGCGGTCATGGAATGCTGCCTCATCAATGACAACATTACCCTGACGCCCGCGAAGATTACGTGGGTTTGAACTTAAGGCAACAATCTTTTTACCTGTTGTTGGGAACTTAATTTCAAAGGTGTTTATACTGCGTTTCTTGCCATCTGGGTCTTGCTCTTCAAAAATTCCCTCTTCAATTTCGCCCATGACCATATTGAGCTTTTGCGCCCAAAACGCGCAGGCATCAATAAACTCTTTTGCCATTTCTTTATCTGAGCCAAGATAATATGTATTTTGTGCGTTGCTCGTTGCAACAGCACTTAAAACATCATCCAGTGCCTCAGCGAAAGTTAGACCAGTTCGACGGGACTTTTCAGCAATTTTGACAATCGCTTCATCTTCCATCCACGCCTTTTGATAGCCAAAAAGAATATCTGTCCCCATTGCAACAGCTAACGAACTTGCCACTTTGCTTAGGGGCAAGTCATTTGTTTGGGTGATACTCTTTGCTGTGCTAGTCATGTTTTAGACCTAAAATGTCACGTTTAAAGAATGCAACCATGTCATCAGCTGTTTGAGGTAGGTTTTCGTTTTTAACCTTTGCGTCTAAGTCTTTCGCTAATTGCTCTGCATAAGCCTTTTCAATTTCTTGCTGACGCTTATGAGCGGCCATTGCTGTTTGCTCTAGTCGTTGGGCTGCAAGCATTGCATCTTTGATAGTATTAATATCAACTTCTGCATCTTCGTCGGGGTTCATCATCTGCTGCTGCATAGCACGGAATAACTGAGAACGACCCATTTCTAAAATAAGCTTGGTGGTATCGCCTGTGGGCTTTTCGCCTAGCTCTGCGGTAAGTGCTTTAGTTGACTCGCGCAGGTCGCGAAGCTTTTGGCCTATTGCTTCAGTTTTTTGGGCGTGACGGCTAAGGCCACTACGGCTGATTGTTGCACCCTCATCTAAACCCGACTCAATGATTAAACTGTTTACAGCATCTAAAATCTCAGCTTGACTAAAGCGCTTATCGCGTAGCATTTCATCAAGACGTTTTTTTATATCCTCTGGCAGTAAATCAACCTTGCTCGGCTTACCTCGTCGCACCGTGTCATTCATACTTAATAGCTCCGTGGTGCTGGGCGTTTAATACCTGGCGCAGTAATACTCCCCTCAGCAACATCAATACCTGTAGCAGTTATGCGAGCAATCCAAGTATTTTCACTTAGCTTTTCTAAAACTACATAGCCATTTTGCTCTAACCAGCTCAATAACGTTTTTAATTGATCACGACTACACCCTAGTGCATAGCGTTTAAGTACATCTGCTAACATGCTCGTATTAGCGCCATAATCGGCTGAGTCTTTAAGAGCAATTAATATGCTAATTCGTTGATGCTCTGCTTGAACGTCTTGTAAAGCCATTGTTTTTATTCCTGTAATTAGGTTGTATTTTGCTTAGCTATCTGAGCTGCGCGTGCCTCTTAATTCATTTTCCATTAGCAGGTCAGTTAAGCGTTTAAGGTCTGTTAGTTGTGGGTTTAAGCCGTCAATTTTGCCGCTTACTTCAACTAAGCGTTTATCAAGTTCGTGTAAATCATCAGCATTAGGTAGGTCTTCAATCGTCTTCTCTACGGCACTTAAACGGCTTTCTAACGCTTTTGATACATCCTCATGCACTTTTTTAGTAACGAAGGTACTACGGAACCAAGCCAAAGCGCTTCCCCCAATAATGGCAATACCTACGGTTAAAAATGCTTTCCACCATTCCAATATAAAATCCATGCTAGCGCCTATAGTGCTGTTGTTGTATTTCAATGAGTAATTGGCAATCTACACAGGTACTACAGTTTTTAACCGCGTCACGGCGTTGTTTTGGTATGTCTATGCCACACTCTTGGCAGTGTATAAAAGCTGCACCAGAGGTATTTGATTTTTCGCGTTGAATTGATAGCGCGGCATCGAGTAGGTGTTGTTCTATTTTTTGCGCGTCGTCTAATTTACTCACTGCGGTTTCCTTACTTTTTCAATAACGTTTTTAACGCTTTGCTTAACGCTTGGCGCGGCTTTTTCAACAGAACGGCCAATAACATAGCCACCTATGCCTAACTGTAGTAGTTCCCATGCTTGCTCTGATAATCGAAAAGCTAACCAGCCAAATGAGTCAAAGCACACCAACACCAAAAACGTCAACATTGTGATAGGCCGCCAGTTACGTTGAAGCCAACTTTCACCTTTGGCCTCAGCGGTAATTATTTGCGATTGCGCCTCTAGCACTTTGCCTTGTAGCTCTACAATTTTGCCCTCTAGCTCTAACACCTTACTTTGAGCTGCATTTTCAATACGTTTGAGTTCGTTGGTAATAATTTTGCGCTCTTCGTCGCTAGTGAAGAGATCATCAATTAACTTGGTAATTGGCTCGACTACATTAAACCAGTTCTTAATTGCCATTTTTATTTTCCTCGCAAAGCTTTAATTACGGTGTTTTGCGCTGTGGTAAGTGGCTTTACTTTAGCGGCTATTGGATTCTCCAAACTTTTTTTGAGGGCTTCTCGGGCGCTTTTGTAGCCTCGCTGGTCATCTACACGCATTTCAATATCAACGGCGCATACCGACAACCAGCCTTTATTAAAATGGCTTTGCATTGTGCCGTCGTAGCTATGTAAAGGAATGTTTTGTGGGTTAAATGGAAGGCAACGCATTCGAGCATCAACCTCTAGCTTTAATCGTTTTTCACGGCCTTTTCTATATGACCAATCCCAATTTTTGCCCATTAAACCACCTCATCGAGGTGGCTTACGGCAAACTCTGTTACATGGGCTAGTCGGTTGTACCAACCCTCAAGGTTTGCTTTTTGGCTTGAATCATTTGCACAAATACGAGCGTACTTTCGCCCTCTATTTACACTGAGTAAAACGGTAAGGCTCAGCGATGGACGCTCAAGTATTTCTGCTAAGGTCTTAGGTCCCATACGCCCATCAGGTTTTGAGTTTACTAATCGTTGTGTTAGCTGAGTCATGGAAGGTGCTCCATGTTGCACAGCTCCATCTAGCAGCATAAAGGCAACATTTGCAGGGCATTGCTCACACAGCATTGCTCGCCAATAATCACGATGATAAAGGCGCACAGCATGTGCTAATGTCAGATTTTGTATATCAAGATTAGGGTAGGCTCGTTGGCTAATACCATATTTAGTGAGGCCTCCACGGTCTGAGGCAATGTCATTTAAACCGCCATCGGCACGCAACCCTCCTTCTAAATACAAAACGGTGAGGATACACTCAGCAAATTTTAATGAGTAAGGTGCAAATACCGCTTGTATTTCGTGGGATTGTTTAAAGTAAGTTAGATTTTGTGTTGATATCATACCGAAAAGCCATGTTGTTTTTCGGTATTGTGGTTGGGATTCGGTTAGTTATGGCCGTGCGGAATTTCGGGATTTAATCTAAGCTCACAGCCATATTTGTTAAATCCATATAATACGATGGGTCAACTTTCAACTCTAGCAACAAGATATAATACGATAATACTTCATCAGCAAGAGAAGCTCGATCACGATTAAAAACTAGCTCATTTACCTTATTTAACTGCTCCCTAAACCCTAAAGAATACGCTACTGATTTGTTTGAAAAGCCTAACAGCTCAAATAATGTTTGACTCACCGTATTTGGCATATTTTTCATAAAAAAACTGTGAGATTCAAACTTACCAACATGGTTAGATACATATTCATAATTGTTCCTAACTAGCGGAAGATCAATGTCAACATCTACGTTTAAGTTAACGAGCAAATCCCTCACTTTTGGAAACAGGTTATGGATAGCATGAATATCTCGAGCAGTAACTGTGTATTTATAGCATTCAGCAAACATTTTTGAACTCTTTTCTTGTAACGCAAAAAGAAAAACAACTACAGCTACATTGACACATGATCCCTTTTTCAAATTTACTACCGTCAGATAGATTCGCTCATAAACTTTAACTGCTTGTCGTGGTGTTAAATCCACAGCAGTAAATACAGAAATACAAAATGAGAGGAATTTTTTCAAATCAAAACGAATAAATGGAAAGAGTACAATTTGCATGTCAATTAACTTTTCAGAATTCATAAGCTCAGTACTACCGTAATTTTTTATAAGCTCTCTATTTAACTCTGTTTTTAAATAATACCTGTTATCAAAAAAACGGCTTAAATACCCTTCTGCGTTAAAACCATTCCCGTAAACAGCTTTGACTGTATGACTTAATTGATGAGTATTAGTTGCAACAACAAACACAAGCCCAGGTATATCAAAAACATGTTTAATAGCTTCTAACATTTCAACAGCATATGTTGGCTTGCATCGGTCTAATTCATCAATAAATATAAACGCTGGAAAACTCTTGGTTATTGTATCCATCTCTTTAACTGGATGCTCTACAACATACTCAACCCAGTTTTGAATTGCCAACTTTAATGTTTTTACACTTTTTTTACTATCAGTGACTTCTTTGCAAAATACTTCAAGTACCTTTTCACCAGCCTTAGAAAAGTCAATTTCCTTAATAGAACCATCAGGTTTAGAATCTACAGGTTCTGCTGAATCAAATATATTGAAGTCAAATCCTAAGTACCTTTTCATTAAAGCACTACCAATTCTTGGGGCAGCAGCCTTAACAACTTCAGTTAACTTTTTTTGAGTTTCAGTTGAATCAATTTTGTCGGTTTGTAGCCTTAACTGTTCAATAATTTCACTTAAAACAGTCATAAGTGGAGATTCTAGGTAGTCAATTGCCCATGCATCAATATAAACAACGGGGTGACTCGCTTTTAAATCTTCACTCCAACGTTTCAAAAAATAGGTTTTACCCGCTCCCCATTCAGCATCTAAATTTAGTACGTAATTTGACAAACTATTCTTATCTGTTCCTCCTTTTGTTTTTATTAGGGAAGTTAAGTATGTTGCATATTTTGCTCGTTCAAGATTGTCAGCAGAAAATTTATGCTCATCAATAATGGTAGGTTCGCTCCAGTTAAAATCCATTACATACCTTATCAGTTTGATTATTTTTAAGTATTATTAAAAATTAAATTAATAAAATTACAATATAAGAAAGGATTTACAATGTCATCTTTGATAGACGTATCAAACTCTATAAAAGCTTCTATTTCAGATAAAGCCACACATCCATTGCTAGGTAGTTTCATAATATCTTGGTTATTCTTTAATTGGAAAGCTGTCTATTTTATGCTTTTTTCAGATCTTGATGTTGTATATAAATTAAAGTCTGTTTCAGAGAATTACTCTGATCTTGACTGTAATTTACTCTACCCACTAGCTTCTAGCATAACCCTCGGAATTTTCTTACCTATGTTCACGGCGCGTTACACTCGATTCATTGCAAAAACAAAAGAATACCAAATAAAGTCATTACCAGAGCTTTTCGAGTCTCATCGGTTAACCTTAGAGGAATCAAACTCCCTGAGGGACTACTATACAAAAGAGTTTAATTCATTAAAGAGTGAGCTCGAATCAGCAACTAAAGAAATTACAAAATACAGAACTGAGGGTCAGTCTAAGTTTGAAGAAGAAATGTCAAAGAATACATCAAAAGTAAATGATATATTTGATTTATTTGCGGCTACAAAAATAAGTAAAGGCATCCTTAAAGCACATCTAAGCCCTCTAGAATTCAACCAAGTAATCTTCTTAGAACAATTTTTGGGTGGCTATACGGAAGATTCGGATCTGTTTCCAGACGAAACTTATATTTATAGTACACATCAGTATATGGTTGAATTGTGTTCTAGCCAAGGCCTAATTGAGGGCTTAGAAAACACTATATTTTTAAGTACAGAAGGTATCGAAACTCTCACTCATTTAAAATATAAAGCTTTTCAAAAATTCTATAATATAACTTCACCAAATGACCTAAATGGAAGAGAAAGGTTTAAGTTAGACTAAAACAAACTTCTCTGCCTTCTATGAATCTCCACTATGCGTTGTTGCTGAATTATCTCAGCAACACGCCTTTGTGTTAAACTAAATTTAACTGCTAACGCTTCCATGTTATTACCATTAAATTCTTGCCATATTTGAATATCTCGCAGAGCAGCTTTTAATCGCTGGTCAGTAGGAATGTATACATCACGTCCGCCAAAGTAATGGCCTATCGCCATGGTGATTGTCTCCCCCACCTGCTGAGCATTGCTTACTTTTGCTTTAGTTAACTCTGACTCAATGAGTAAAGCGAGTGACTGTAAATTACTCGGCCAACGCTTGCGAACCTCAGCAGCATCCTCTGGTTTAAGCTTGCTCAAACAGGCTTGTAACTCTTCAATATTACTGCCAAATAACTCTGTTTGTTGCTCTTGTTTAGCCATGCTCGCCTCTATACTGTTTCTTTAGTTCGCGTTTTTGCCATTGCTTGAGTGATTCAAGCACCTGAACCGCCTGTTGATGGGTTAAAAAGTGAGCATGAAAACTAACATTTTTGCCCACTTTATTGCGGTTTAGCATGCGGTTTACATAGCTATCTAAGGCAGTCTCTGAACAGTCACGTACAAAGCCTTGCTTATGCATCGTGATCCAAATAGCGCGGATTTTTTGGACTTCGCCGTATTGTTTGGGGTTTGATTTAGGACTTAAACGTCGTTTAAAAGCTGGTTCAAACCCTGATTTTTTAAAATGCTCTAACGCTTTATTGAGCTCTTTTACAGTCATATCACTACATGATGTTTTACCCGTCGAACCCAATAGCGCAGCACGGTAGGTATCATCATCAAGCGCTAATTGAGATTTAGCGATATGAATTAACTGTATTACTTTTGCTTTATTCATGATGTTTAAACTCGTCTAGTTGATCTCGGAGGCACAAGTAACCCTGTCCAATATCTTCTGCTTCTTGAGTTGAAAAAATACTTGTGTCCACAGCTAACTTGTGCGAGCACTCTAAAAATTTAACCAATGCCGCCAATTGCTTAAGCTCTAAACTTGGCGTTACATGTGTTGATGGGTTTGTCATAATTCCTCCTATTATTAGCTCCTTATCAAAAAGCTTTTAAACTAAGCTCTTTGATAAAAAGGCGCATCCATGCACCGCTTTTACTAGTTTATTGAGGTGGGTTTACATCGACTAACTCCGTTTTCACAACGAACTTTAACTTTTGAAATTCGAAGCAAAGCTCGACTGGTTCTGTACTCTGCGCAATAACTGTAAGCGCTTCGCATAACTCGCTATTTTCTGTTACTTGAATTGTTTTACCTTCCATGATTGCTCCTTAAAGCTTTGCTATATCAAGTGATATGGCTTGCTCATGCTCACCAATAGTGCGGTAAAAACGGATAAAACGGCTTGAGTCGATTACTTGAATTGCGTCAGCAATGATTTCCATTGCACGCTGCCACTTACCGCTTTCATCAGTGATTTTTAAACGCCGAAGACCCAACACTTTTTGCACACTGACCTTGCCTTTTTTGTCGGTAGCAAAGGTTTGCTCAATGATTATCTTTAAGTTTTCGTTGGCGTTTTCGCTCCATTCGTTTAAACACTCGTTGATTAGCTCTTTCGCAACGAGTAGCTCTGGGCCAAGTTCAATACTCTCTTGTACTTGGACTGTGACTTTTAATTTTTGGTCGTAGCTGCGCAGTGTGACGTTGCCTTTTTTGCCACCCATTTCTACGCCATACTCTTGCGCTAGTACTCCTAAAAACGCATCAAACTCACTCATTTGCTGTGCTTTAAACTCAGCCAGTTGCTTGTGCATTTGTTGTGCTTTAAATACAGCTGTTTCTACAAATTCATGACGTATAACATCAGCTGGGCGAATATTGCTTTTGGGTATTTTCTGACCCTTTGGGTTAATTAAATGCTGTTCTGACACTGGATTATCCTTCAATAAAAAAAACTATTTGCCCGTATAATTTGCAAGGCCGAACCTGACGGGTCTTACCCGCATGCTTTTCAGTAATTACAGGCAAATGCTTAGGTGCGATTCCCGCCACCTCGATAATGTGACGGCTAAAACCGTTCCGAGTATTTAAGATTTGTAAGCCTCGGCTTTGAAGCTCTTTGATTGCGTTGTGTAGTTGCATAACTATTTGCTCCCGCAGATTTTTGAATGTGGGCAACCATTTCGACACGCTTTATACAGCGCCACGCGTACATGATTAGTTGCTGCAAATTTACGAGCTTGATGCTCTAAACAGACGTTTAGCGGTATTTCATCCAAAATCGGACAGTCAACCATTGACGCCATAAAAACCCCCTCTACACGCTGCTGAATAGTTTGTGTAGAAGCTTTATACTTATCGTTAACTACTTGGCTTACTGTCGCTTTACTGACACCCAGTTTTTCAGCTACAGCACGCATTCCTTGCTTTGCTACTTCGGCTTTTAATGTGCATAGCCAATTATCTGTAGTCATGTGCCTCTCCTAGTTGTACGGCTGGCATTGAGATTTTCTTCCGTTTAACTGGTGTAAACTTTACGAGCTTATTGGTGTTGCCATCTAACACCCCTTTTGTTTTTGGGATAGGATGGTTTGGACCCGTGTTTTTAAGCATTCTGTAAATTGTTGTTTCACCAGCACGATCAATCGCACTACCCGAACGCGGGGCATGTTTCACAACGAATACAAACCCTGCTTTTTTTAAAATTGATATATAAGAACGCGCTGAGCTGAGGGATACATCAGCAGTGCTAGCGACTTGCCCAGCGTCAAACTCGTTTAAGATTCTCATTGACTGCCACATGCGCTTCCGCCCTGAACTTTCAACTTTTTGCACAGTTTTTGACTGTTCAAAAGGGTTGTAATTAGGATTGGAAACGCTATATGTAACATTCTCAAAATCGATGTGCTCAGCTATTGCCCCTGCTTCTACCAAACGTTTTACAAAGGCTTTTAAGCAGCTAAGAGTTGTGTGCTCGATAGCATCGCGCACTTGCTGCAATGAAAATCGCTTAAGGATTTTCATTGCTTGCCATGCGTCTTGTAGTTTTGGGCGGCTCATATCTTTTCCTTTTTGCTAAGCTTTTTTAAGGAAAAATTCTTTACTACCCCACTGGGTCAAATCGATACTTTCTAAGCCATTTGCCAATGCAAATGCCTCAATCTTTGATAAGCCAGTAATGATGCGGCGGACCTCTCCATCTGTGTCACTAAGCAATTGCATCAATAAGTCTTCTTGGATAGTTAATGACTTTTCGATGACCGCGTTCACAATAATTTGCAAATCCTCAAATTGAAGTGGCTTAAACTCTAACCATTCGGAAATACGGTTATAAAATTGGCGGTGACGTTGTAATTTACGACGAACTGACTCCATGCCGATAAGAACAACTGGGCAATTAGTTAGATCGTGAATATCACGTACAATTTCGAGTGTGTTTTTATCATTCAGAAGATAATCTGCTTCATCAATAAATAATGGGCGGTTATTCACTGCCATGTGCTCAATGATGTAATTCAACATAGCTTCACGAGTATGTATCTCTGGACCACTTAGCTCTCGAACAATCTGGCGTAATAACTGAGCTAGAGTCATACCCGATGTAGCTCGGATATAGATTCCATCACAGCGATTAACTAACCATGCTGTAGCTGTTGTTTTTCCTAGACCTGGATCGCCGTAAATTAAACCGATACCTGGTACACCATGAGCACGTTGGTTCAATGCTTCAACCATTAGTTGCGTAGCGATTACATTACTTACGATTGCGATTTTAGTTTTCATGGAATTTCCTTCTACTATTTATGTAATTTTGCGGGTGCAGCTGCGGCTGCGTTCATTTCATTTAATGTGTCATCTAAACGCTGAGATAAGGTACGGTTGTTCATTTCCCAGGTGTTTAGCCAAAGCGCATCAACTTCATTTAGCTGATTCTGAAAACGCTGTTTTTTGTGGTACATAGCTTTATCTTGTGGGGTATTAAACATAGGAACAGCATTCACATTAAGTGCTTTTGTCTCTTCCTCTAGTTGTTTACGCCGCTTTTCAAATTCACTTAACTCTGAGCCGCTGTACGTTTTACTCGGCTTACTGTCGAGAGCTGTTATGGCTGATTGCGTCATAATGTTTTTGTGTTCAACACGTTGTTTAGGTAACGCTGTTAAAGCTTTTGTTTGTTCCTCATAATGATTGAGGACTTCATTAGCTATATCTGCAACATTGCTAGATTTAGCCGTCTGTTTAAGTTGTTTAAGACGTTGTGCAGTAACTGCTTTTTGAGTCCTTTTTGCATGATGCGCGACGTCTTGACGAGTCATCCCCGCAGACTCAACAGTGTGATCAACAGCAATACAAATAAATTCAGCTGTAATGCGATTAAATACATAAACTCGACCTACATTTTGAGGATCCCATTTGCAAAGTACTTCATCGCCAACAATTGCACCGAGTTCTGGTGCGATATAAAAGCCACCGCTTACTTTTAAGCCCTCTTTTCCTACGGTTCGCAAACCTCTGTTAGACGGGATTGGTTGCAGCATTACATCGAGAATTCGTTCATCATTTATAACTCTGATTTGATCACGACTTGCTGCGAATAAATCAAATGGTGTTTTATTGCCTAAGTTACTGTGAGGCTTGTGCTGATAGCGGCTGTCGATCCATTTATCGACAAACTGCTGTAGTTGTTCAGCGGTCATATTAATTTCTACAGCGGCCTTTTCCTTGCCCTGCTTGGCTAATAACCGCTGTGCAAATGTTTTGCGTGCTTCAATCGCTTGGCGCTCTGATACGTTATGCCCAATGTAACCCGTTAATAGCTCAGCTAAATCGTGCGAAAACGTTTTAAAAAAGCGTTCTATATATGGCTTTTCTTCGCCCGAAAATGGCCTAGTTGTTTCGTGTTTAATTTCAAGTGCATCGAAAACACTTTTGATTTGAATTGATGTGTAATCCTTACCGTTATCGGTGCGCGCAATTTCAGGAATACCCCAATCGAGTATTGCTTTTCGAATTACTAAGCAAATACCAGTGCTATCACTGGTTGGATGGATCACAACTTTAGTACGGCGTGTGTATACGTCTATGATGCCAATAAGTGAATGACGGCCATCAGTTAACATTACATCTGATGGAGTTGAGTCAAACTCCCATAATTGGTTGATACGGGTTATGTTTTCATCCATCTTGCCCATTGCAGACATGTACTTGTTTTTCCAAGCATCAGGATTTGCCATTTTTGTATAAAGCGCTTGGTTTTCACGCTTCCAGCGAGTCAGCCAATCACGAATAGTTGTTTCAGCTGGTAAGGCTTTTCCAGTGTTAAAAAAACGCGCTATCAAACCCTCCTTGATTTGAGTCGCCTTTACGTGCGGGTACTCATAAAGCATCGCAGTACAGAAGTCTCTCAACTCTTTATCTGAGTCAATAATCGATTTGCCTTTACGCTTTGGCTTTAAAGCTAGAGCTGCAATACCCTTTTCATTGATAGTTGTCTGCCAACGGATCAAAGAGTTTCGAGAAACAGACGGTATAAGAGCTTTATATTCAACAGGAATATCTAGCTTACTTTGATTATATTGCTCACTAAAAAGCTTTAAGCCTGCAATTTTCCCAAGCCCGTTTACTGTAATAAAGCTATTTGCCAACTCAAGGATTTGAACCTTTGCGTTTGCTTTTGGGTCAATTTTCTCTAGGCCCGCTAATGTTTTTAGATTCGAGTTACGCTCTAAAGCAACTGCTTCTTTACTTAAATTTGCTAAATTTTTCTCAACTTCAAGATAAGCTCTACCGCTATTAGCT